TGATGATGTTCAGCACCGCCGGCGACCAAGGCTCCACAGTGCTCTTACAGCTTCGAGAGCAAGGGATGGCAGCGATTGACTCAGGCAGGACTGGATCTTTGTACTTCGCGGAATGGTCACTTCCGCCCGGAGTGAGTCTGGAGGATCGGCGTTATTGGGGATGGGCGAACCCTGCGCTCGGGACAACGATCACGATGAAGGCGCTTGAGCTTGCGTTTGACTCGCCAAACCGTCAAGCGTTCATCCGAGGCCACCTGAATCTGTGGGTTGACAGCACCAACTCCTATCTCCCGATCAACCTGTGGAACGATCGGAAAAGCGTAGATCCGATGCCTCCGATCCAGTGGCTTGTCATTGACTCATCGGTTGATGAATCACGCTATGTCGGGATCGGTTGCGCGTATGACGGGACGCGCGTGATCGTGACGACCGAGTTCGTCGTGGAATCCGCCCAGCAGATGTGGGCCGAAGTCGTGACTCGAATGTCAGACCCATCCGTCAAACTTGCGTGTACTCCATCACTGGAGATCCACTGTCCGCCAGATCTTCGCCGGCGGATGACGATCGTCGGCTATGCGGAACTCATCAAGTGGACAGGTGCAGCTCGTGCGATGATCGTGGAAGATCGCGTCCGCCACACTGGCGACCTTGCACTTTCGGAACATTTCGCTCGAGCAGTAGCAGTCAAGACTGGCGGAGCGATCGTGCTCAGCTCGCAGAAGAGTCCCGGCCCGATAGAACTCGCCCGATGTTCAGTGTGGGGAATCATGCTCACATCACGACCGAGAGCATCAGCGAAACCTCAGATGGCTTTCGGCTGACCCTAGTGGACACGCGCTTGCAAGTTTGAGAGACTCGCAAGCGATGGCACTCTTCGGAAGTAAGAAGCAAGACGCGACCCCCGCGTTCGCACACGCACCGCTTCAAGCTGCAGCAGGTTCTGCCTCACAAAGCGGACTCGGCCAGTTTTGGAGTTACACCGTCGGGGCGGCTTCAGAGCTGGCCTTGTCTGTGCCTACCGTGTCTCGAGCGACACAGATGATCATCTCGCTCGTCGGCTCACTTCCCCTCCGCCATTACACGACACAGTTCAACGGCGAACGGTACGAGAAGATCTATCTTGAAAACGAATCATGGATGGACACCCCAGATCCAACCCTGACCCGTAACTTTGTCATGTCAAATCTGTGCATGGATCTCATGATGCGCGGACGCGCTTTCCTCTATGTGACATCACGCAGCTCCGCCACTGGACGGCCTCTCGCTTTCCAGTGGATGCCCTGCGAGATGGTGGACACATTGGATCAGCCCGGCCCGCAGTTCTTCGGAAAATCCAACCAGATCACATTCAACGGCATCCAAATTCCGACACAAGATGTCATCCAATTCCTCGCTCCCGTTCAAGGGTTCCTCTGGACAGGTCGCCGAGTCCTAGAGACCGCCATCAAATTGGATCGCTCCGCTGAACGCTTCGCCTCAAATGAGATCGTCGCAGGATACTTACAGCAGACCGACAGCTCTGAACCACTTGACGCTGAGTCACTTGGTGAGCTCGCTGCAGCATGGTCAAACGCTCGGCGCGTGAACGCTGTCGGCGCATTAAATAGCGCCGTAAAATATGAGCAATTTGACACCGACCCAAGTCGCCTCCAGCTCATCGAAGCTCGCAACTTCAGCGCACTCGAGCTCAGCAGGGCAATCGGTGTCCCCGCCTACTTACTGGGCATAGGCATTTCTGGCTACAATTATTCCAACGCCACTCAGGCCAAGCAAGATCTCTATCTGCTCGGAGCCAAGTTGTATATGGACTGTATTCAAGAGACTCTCAGCGGAACAGACATCCTGCCTCGCAATAGGTTCGTGGAATTTGACACCCAAGATCTGATAGAAGATGTCGCAATGAATCGCTCAGAGATTGACATTGAAGAACCTGCCTCTATGCGAACACCTCAGGAGATGCCCTCATGATTAGATTGACCGCTCAACAAATCACGCTGGACGCGTCCGCTGATGGTGAACCATCACGCCAGATCACTGGGCTTGCAGTGCCTTGGAATGTCAAAGCGACTCTCTCCGGTGGAGAATCGGTCGTCTTTCTTGAAGGCTCACTTCCCGAAGATGGCCCAATGCCGAAGCTCCTTGAATATCACGACGAGACACGCGTCATCGGACGAGTCACCGAACGAGTCTCTACCGCCGAAGGCATGATGTTCGTTGCCAAACTAAGCGCCACTCGTGCAGCTGACGACGCTCTCGCACTGCTCGCCGATGGCGCTCTAGATTCGGTCTCAGTTGGCGCAGTGCCGACCAAGTTCAAGCGCCTCGCAGACGGGACGCTAGAGGTCTCTGAAGCGAAGTTCGTTGAACTCTCGGTCGTCACGACACCGGCATACACCGAGGCGCAAATATTCTCAGTCGCAGCCTCGTCACCAGACGAGGAAGCACCCGACGAAGAAGAAGAAATATCAACCCCAACCCAACCATCCGAGGAGGATGAAATGTCAGAAGCAATCGAAGCAGCAGTACCCACTGCTCCCATCCAATACGCAACAGCGAAGCGTGAGTTCAAAATGCCGACCGCTGCCGAATACATGGTTAAGTTCTTGGCTGGCGGAAGCGAGTTCGCAGAGTTCAACCAGCGCATCGTTGCAGCAGCTCCAAATGTGACGAGCAATGACTCGCCTGGCCTCTTGCCAGTGCCGATCATCTCGCCCATCTATAACAATTTTGTGGCTAACTATCGTCCGTTGATTACTGCAATGGGAGTCCGCCAGATGCCAGCATCCGGCAAGGTGTTCATCCGTCCGAAGGTCACCACACACACGACCATCGGTGCAAGCAACGGCGAACTCGTCGCACTCGATCAAGGCACTTTCGTCGTGGACGACATTCAGATCACTAAGGCCCTTTATGGTGGCTATGTCAACTTGTCCGAAGAGTCAATGGACTTTACTTCACCCGAAGTTCTCGGTGCTTTGATTGACGACATGGCGCGTATCTACGCGAACGCCACCGACATCGCAGCTTGCACGACTTTCCAAGCCGGAGTCACCCAGACCGAAACGCTGACCAGCGCAACGACTCCGGCTGATTGGGTGTCGTTCATCTACAACTCAGCTGAGCAGATCTTGACCAACTCAAACGGCAACTTGCCCAATGTGCTCGTCATGTCACCAAACTATTACGCAGTTCTTGGAGCTTTAAGCGATGACTCCGGTCGTCCGTTGTTCCCGAATGTTGGCCCACAGAACGCGTTCGGTACAACTGCAGCAAGCAACTTCAACGGCAACGCTTTCGGCTTGAACCTTGTCGTAGATCGCAACATTTCAAACCAAGTCTATGTCGGTGACAGCACTGGCTTCGAGTGCTGGGAACAGCAGCGCGGGGCCGTCAGTGTTGAACTTGCAGACGGTGCGCTCGGTCGAGTCATAAAGTTCAGAGGGTACTTTTCCTCCGTAATGATTGACGCGACTAAGTTCGTCAAGCGCCACGAATAAGATTGAATAGACGAAGAGAGAGATCTGAACGATGGCCACTTTTACAGTTACGCACCACCAGCGTCTGTCAAACGTCGCCGTCGTTCAGACTCTTGAAAACACTGACATCGCGATCGGTCAAACGATCACATTGTCAGGTCTAGGACATGGCCTCAACGGCTCCCACATTGTCTATGCAGTACCGACCTATTTGTTCATCGGAATTGACGAAGAAGGCGATTACCTTTTTGACTCGGATGTCATCATTCCGAACCAGTTGCTTTTTAACGATGTCGGCGACGACCTTCCACGATCTGCTGCTGATCCTGTCGGCTCGCTCGTCTGGACTCAGACCTGCACATGGATCACAGTCAGCGATCTCACCGAGTTTCTCGGCATTAGCGGAGCGACCGCCAATGACACACTCTTCATGACCTCATCAGTCAACGCCTCAAATGCTTGGAGTTTCAAGCGCAGAGTTCAGGCCGGCTATCACGACAGTCTTACGACCGTCCCTGATGCTGCAGTTAAAGCTGGTGTCGTGCTCATGGCTGCGAGCCTGTACCGTGAGCGCGGAAGTTTGGACTCCTTCAATAGTTTTCAAGACATGAACATCTCCGCACCTGTCGCTTCAATGGGTCGGATAAACCAGTTGCTCGGCATCAAGAGATCGCAAGTGGCATGAGATGGCAGGCATCTTCACAGACACGATCAACGCTGTCTCAGCGACGATCACAGCTCTCGGCCTTGTGCCGGTTACTGATCCTCGGAACGCTCGACCTCTTACTGTATTCATTGAGCTTCCTGTTTTCAGTTCGTTCAATAACCAAACGGCGGACATCACGATTGATCTCCGAGTGTTGGGCGCGCCACCCGGCAACCAAGACACTACGGACTACATACTCGGAGTCGTTGATCAACTAATGGACTCCTCTCTCGCAGTCATCTCTGGCAGACCTACGATCGCACAGATCGGCTCTGCCGAGTTACCTGCCTACGACCTCACAATTAGAATCGGCACTAGCCGCATATAAAAGGACAAAACAATGGCCACAGTCACTTACCTATCCAACCCCACCGTCACCGTCACCGCACCATCAGCGATGACCTTGACCGATCACTGCAGTGCAGCGACCTTAACCCTCACGGCTGAAGCACTTGAGAACACGGCCTTCGGTCAGACCTCACGCACCTTCACCGCTGGGCTTTACTCAAATGAGCTCACGCTCACACTGTTTCAGAGCTACGGCGCAACCGAAGTCGAAACCATGCTGAACACATTGTTCGGTGTTGAATCAACACTCGTTATCAGCCCAGCCGGCGCAACCGAATCAGCATCAAATCCGGAATACACGCTCGCAGGTTGCTATTTGGCGACCGTGACTCCGATCTCGGCGACCGTCGGAGAGCTGTCAGTTGTCGAAGCCGTGTTTATGGGCGGAACCTTTACACGCGACATCACCTGATCAAGTAAGTAATCCGAACCCCGACTAGGAGAACAAATGAAACTCACACTCAGTGTCAAGCTCGCCGAAGGCGAAACTTATCAAGTAACGACGAACCTGTTCGTGATCATCTCGTGGGAGCGTAAGTTTAAGCGACGAGCATCAGATCTTGCGAACGGGATCGGGATGGAAGATCTAGCCTTCATGGCCTACGAGGCCAGTAAACAGC